TTATTTCACTCTTTTTAGCACAATATCAGAGGTAGCAAACATTTGTGAAAGAACAGCTTCAGCAGCATCTTTTGCATCTTGTTCTGTGTCGTAGTTTGCTTTCTGAATGTTTTTGCGCTTTCCATGTGCATCATGATCTGTGATCGAATATCCCCATGAACAGCCGTTGAAACTGATGGAATATGATTTTATGTTTTTGCCATTTGTCCATATGTTTTTACCACGGACATTTTTGGAATCACTTGACCAAATACAGTTTGTAGGGCAAAAATCAAGGGACTTGTCAATCCTGATCAGTGATAGATCGTCTTCATATCCATTATGCAATGACCACTTTTCAAATTCTTCATAATCAAGCCATGGTTCATAAAATTTGATCCCACGCTCTTTGTAGTAAGAAGTTCCAATACATCTGTTTTTATAGCTTTTCCAAATATCATACAATCTTTCATTTCTGTAATTTACATTCAGCTTTCCGACCTTTTCAAAAATCTCCATAGATTTTACACGCATTTCATCAGTGTTTGATACATATGTATCCATTGTAGTTTTAATGGATGAATGACCAAGTCTTTCAGATATGTCCTTGATTTGCAGTTCGTCTGTATTTGAGACAAGAACAGTTGCATGAGTGTGACGAAGCATGTGAAAATGGAAATTTTCAAAGCCCATTTCTGTTCTGACAACCTTTCCGACATATTTCATCGGTATTGTTCCACGAAATTCACCTGATTCCTTCACACATACAAGTTTCACTCTTGGGTATGGGCAAAGCCCGGATTCATCTGATTGTGATATAATTCTGTATTCTGTTCTGCCATTTGCAAGCTTTTCTTCTTTTAGGTAGTGTTTGACATAGAATTCACCGTATTCTTCTTCAGATCTTTCCTGAATCTCTTTGTATGTTGTTAATGCATCTGTGAGTTCCTTGCCGATCTTTATTGATCTGTAGGAAGAATTGTTTTTCAAAGATCCAAGATACCACCGATTCAAAGCTTTTCCTTTTTGGGGTTTTCTTCCGGCTATAGAATCTTTGTCTTTCACTTTGCATTGTTGTCTTACATGAATGATCCTATTTTCAAGATCAATATCATCCCATGTCAAACCGAACACTTCACCGATACGCATTCCAGTGTAATAACCTATAAGCAATGGATAGAATTGATATGGTGACTTACTGAAGCGGTCAAGAATAGCTTCCATTTGTTCTTTTGATAAAATACTTGGCTTCTTCTCTTGTGGCTCAAATTTAGGCAATTTGACGGGTTCAGCAATGTTATATGGGATCAGGTTTGCAGTATATGCAGCATATCCGAATGCGCCTTTGCATACCTTCAATATGTTTTGCAGGAATTTTTGGGTGAAGCCCTTTTGAAGATAGATATCATTGATCATATTCTGTAAGGTCATAACATCAATTGATTTCAACATGTAGTGGCCAATTCTTGGCTTCAAGTGATTCTTCACAATATTTTTATATGCTGTTACGGTGTTGTCTGCCAGATTCACAATGCAATAGTTGTTGATCCAGTAATCAAGGTAGTCGGCTACAGACATTTCAGAAGGCTCAGAATGCTTTCCGGCATGCAGATACTCCGCAAGGGCAATGTTCCCTGCCTTTTCTGCATCTTCCTTTGTCTTGAAGCCGGCCTTGGAAGCGTACTTTCTTTTCCCGTCCACCTTGGCCAGTTCAAAGCGGTATTGCCAAGATGGTTTCTTTTTGTCACCACGGTTAGTGATAATAATTCTTGCCATAAACTACTCCTTTCTTTTTACTATTTATAAATTAAGCATTACTCATTATGTGTATAGTGCTCGATTATATCAGCATTACCATTTTCAATATCAAAATCATTATCTGAAATGTGTTTTAGTTCATGCATATATGCATCAAGCTGTTGTTGATGCGAAAGCCTTGAATTTATGACAATGGTATATGTCCCGTCCGGGCAATGGACGGTGTATGCTTTAATTGTTGAAGGTAAATCATTTAAAATAGTGTTTGAAAGCAATAGAAACCCTCACTTTACATCCCTTAATCATTATGGTTAGTCATTCTGTCAATCATTTCTTTGACAAATTGTATATCTTCTGGTTTTACTTTTCTTGAAGCATCAAATAAAACCTTATATGCGGGATTCTCATATAAGAACTGCGCCATATCACGTGCTTCTTCGTTGAGATAGTATGATGCTGAATCTTCCTTATGATTTTCTAATAAATCCGATTTTTCAATCATAAGCCAATTGCAAATAGATTGTATTTTGTCCATTCGTGGCATCTTTTTTCCATTACACCAATCGGATACGGTTGCTGATGAAACACCTATGTATTTACATAAATCAGCCTGTGTTTTTTGATTGATCTCTAAAAAGTGAACCAGGTTCTTTGAAAATATTTTTTTGAATTCTTCTTCTGACATATTTATACCTCCCATCAATATGATTATAAGCTGAAAGTTAGAAAAATTCAATATAAAATACAAAAATGCTAACTTTTGGTATTGACAGCTAGCTAAAAGCGAGTATAATCAAAAGGGAAGCAAAGAAAGCAGGAAAGATCGGATGCAGTGATGGGGCTACACACAAGTGACATGGTGGTCAGGCTGACAAGCGTATCAGACAGAGTGTGTGAAGAATAAGCATGATCCGGCAAACGGTTGAAGAAAGCAGGAACGGAAGGGCAAGAAAGCAAAGTGTACGTCACTATTTGAAGAAAGACGGCAGGCTGAACCAATCGGCACTTTACCCCTATAACAAGAATCCGTTAAGCGGAAGAATCAACAAGCGAGAGGACACAGCACTTTGCTTCTTTTCAAAAGAAAGGTGGTGATCACATTGAAGGTTTCACTGAAAGCTTTAAGAGTAAATGCAAAGATGAATCAAAAAGAAGTATCAAGAATGATGAATATTTCGCCTGCGACACTGATTAGTTGGGAAAATAATCATACAGCACCGGATGCGTTACAACTCTCAAAATTATGTTCTATCTATAGTTGCACTATGGATGATATTTTTTTGCCTGATAAGCTAGCTAAAAGCTAGCAAAAGAAAGGAAAGGAGAAAGACCATGGAAGGAAAAACAAAGTATGAAGTGATATATGAAAAACTGAAAGATGTAAAGACGTTTGCAGAAGCAAGGGAAGTCCTTACAGATGATGAAATGGTTTATCACTTGATGAAAACAACAGGTTGCGTGTCAGAAATTCAAGAAGGTGAAGAACATGTTATCAGAGATATTTTGAAAGCTATTGGAAAAAAGAACTATTCTGTTAAACATGCCCTGTACCTACTTGATGTGGCAAAAGACATTTTATCCATAATTGCCCGATTTGAGTTTTAGATCATCCACTTATCACCATGCTGCTTCTTGATTTCTGTGAATGAATTTTTATTCTTCACATAATCATCAAGGAACTGCTCCGGTGTCGTGGCAATCGATGTCTTGACTGTGTAAGCCAGCGCAAGGTTTTCAATATTTGTCAAGGCATCCTTAAAGGAATCGTTTGACATAGTTTCACCTTCTTTCATGTGGATTGGTGTTGGCGCACCTATGGAAATTATAGGGTGGAATAACGAGAACTGCAAGAATTATATGGCTGACAGAAAGGAAAGAAAATGGGAAGGGATGAAATGAAATATACTCAGTTGGATAGTGGTAGTAATTGTTTTAGCTGCAAATATATCTGCAATTGTATGTGTGCTTAAAGAAAGACAAATTACCGCTGTGGTATTGAAGGCACTGGGAGATTGCATTTCTTTAATATTCCTTTGTACTCAATGAATACAGCTTATTGGAGTGATTATAACACACTGAAGCATAAAGGAAAGGAGAAGGACAATGCCGGACAAGCAATATTCAGAATCTGTCAAAGCAATCGTTGAGATGGCAGAAGGAATGACACATTCACAATGGAATAAAATCAATCACTTGATAGAAGTTAGTTTCCAAGCACAAGAAGCCAAGTTGACTTTTGAGAAACCCAAAGAACTTGACCTCTTGATGAAACAGAATTTTATTCTGTGACAATCTGAATAAATGCAGGATTTATTCGATAGTCCTTTCCTTGGTATTGGATATGAATGTAATCATATTTGAAACAATTTGCATACCGTGAGCCATCTACATAAGCAAGATTTTCTTTGAAGTATTTCACAGGCTCTTGATTATCTGCAACGGTTGCTGTTTCAGTAATGTCTATCCAATCACCAAGTAGACATGCATAAATTCTCATTTAACCTTATTCTCCTTTCTTTGATATTCAGTCGGCAAACTGATAAGGAGATTATAAGGTAAAAAAACAGAAAATTACAATAAATATCTTGGGAAGGAGAAAGAAATGAGAAGAGAGTTTTTAACAGATGAAGAAGTTGAATCCGAAATCACAAGATTGACAGTAACACCAGAAGTCAAACTTGCAAGAAGGGAACAGCGCTTGAAATATAAGCGCAGACAGCAGCTGTATCTGCTTCGAGCACTTGAAAAGCGTGGAAAAGAACTGATGGATGCAGGAATCACAATTGAAAATATTGATGAAATGATTGCACAGGCAGAAACGAGAGAAGGGGATGCATAGGATGGAAGATATGCTCTTGACAGTGCCGGAAGTGGCAGAAATTCTGAAAACCAATGTTGACTATGTTTACAAGCTGCAAAGATCAGGTGTTATCAAGTTCATGAAGATCGGGCGGCTGAAGTGTAGGAAATCAACATTGGAACAATTCCTTGAAAAATATGATGGATGCGATATCAGTGATCCGTTCAATATTCAAACATTACAGGAAGGTGAAAAAAATGAAACACACATTGAAAGATAATCTGATCAGCTTTTGTATTGGATGCCTGATTGCAGTTCCGGTTGTGTTTTGTGCAGCAGGAAGTCAGGCAAGGGCACAGGAAACAAAGCCTGGCATCTATGCAGATGTTGATTTATCGGATGATCTGCAAAAGTACATCATTGTTGAGAGCCGGGCACACCACATAGCACCTGAACTTGTCATTGCAATGATCGAACAGGAAAGCGGATGCAATGAAGCAGCTGTTGGTGATTATGGTGAATCAGTCGGACTGATGCAGATCAAGCAGAAATACCATCAGGAACGAATGGACAACCTTGAATGCAGCAACCTACTGGATCCATATGACAATGTGGCAGTTGGGATTGATTATCTGTATGAACTGTTTGAACAGTATGAGGATCCTTATATGGTCCTGATGGAATACAACGGTGGACATGCCTATGCAGTCAAAATGATGGATGCAGGAAAGGTCAGTGAATACGCTTTGCAGGTGCTTGAAAGGGCAAGGGAACTGGAAGGTGAAAGATATGGCGGTTGAGATGCTACAGCTTAATAGTCGGGAAGAATGGCTGAAGCACCGGATGAAATATTTGGGCGGTTCAGATGCAGCTACTGTTGTCGGTCAGAACCCTTGGAAAAGCAATGTTGAACTGTGGATGGAAAAGACCGGACAAGCCATTGCACCGGATATTTCTGAAAATCCGAATGTGAAGTATGGCACAGAAGCAGAACCGATCATCCGGGAACTATTCAAACTGAACTATCCGAAATATGAAGTCCTGTATGCGGAAAACAATTCATGGATCAATGACAAATATCCTTTTGCTGCTGTCAGTCATGATGGATGGCTGATTGAGAAAGAAACGGGCAGGCATGGCATATGGGAATGCAAGACATCAGAAATTGTATCGAGCATGAGCAAAGAGAAGTGGAAAGATCAGATTCCAATGAACTACTATTGTCAGCTGCTGCACAGCTTATTGGTTCGTGAAGATTGTGAATTTGCAATCCTGACTGCACTTCTTACATGGAGATATGAGGACAAAGAACTTTATCAGCAATTAAGGAATTACCACATTGAACGGTCAGAAGTACAGGAAGATATTGATTTTTTGGAATCTTCTGAAAGGAAGTTTTGGAAGCAGGTGCAGGAGAAGAAAAGACCGGATCTGATATTGCCGGAGATATAGGAGAAAAAACAATGGGTACAAGAAAGATCAAATGTGAGATATACAGGGATTCTATGCAGAACTATAAGAAGTATGCTATCCCCCCCGCACAGCTTATTATTGCGGATGTTCCGTATAATGTTGGAACTAATTTTTACGGAAGCAATCCTTCATGGTACATAGGCGGTGACAATAAGAACGGTGAAAGTAATTTGGCAGGAAAATCAGCTTTTAATTCAGATTTCAATTTTAATTTGTATGAATACTTCCATTTCTGTTCAAAGATGCTGAAGAAGGATGATACAAAGCCACTGCAAAGAGGAAGAAGCAGTAATTCACCGTGCATGATTGTGTTTTGTTCATTTGAACAGATGCAGACATTGATTGCAGCAGCAAAGAAGCATGGATTTGTAAACTACATTCCATTGGTGTTTATCAAAAACTATTCACCACAGGTATTAAAAGCAAATATGCGTGTGGTTGGAGCCACTGAATATGCACTTGTGTTATATCGTGATAGGCTTCCAAAGTTTAGGAATGGTTGTCAGACTGACGAAAACGGAAAGAACATCAGAGGAACTGGACATATGATTTTTAATTGGTTCAAATGGGAGAAAGATGGAAAAGACATTCCGAAAATTCATCCGGCGCAAAAGCCTGTGAAAGTTATTGAGCAGCTTATTCAGATTTTCACAGATGAAGGTGATGTGGTAATTGATCCATGTTGCGGATCAGGAAGCACATTGAGAGCAGCGCACAATCTTGGCAGAAGTGCTTTTGGATTTGAGATTGACCGGAATTTTTACCAAAGAGCGAAGGAAGAAATGCTTGCTTTCCCTGTTGATCCACAAATGAATATTACTGATTTTTTGTAATAGTAGGAACACAAAAGATACCAACACTGAAATTTTGAAAGGTATCTATGAAAGAATTTAAAAGCTTCTTCAAAGAAGTGAACGGAAATGAAGGCAGTAATGCAAATTTATCAATAGAAAAGGAGAACAAAACAATGGAACTGAAAATGAATGCGTACCAGTTACCCGAGAAAATCAGCTTCAATTTTGATGAATTGAAGCAGGAACTGACAGAGAAGGTCAGCATGTATGAAACCTTGGTCTATACGGATGATCAGATCAAAGAAGCCAAGGCAGACAAGGCACAGCTGAATAAGCTGAAAAAAGCCCTGAATGATGAAAGAATCCGACTTGAGAAGGAATACATGGTGCCTTTCAATTCCTTCAAGTCGCAGGTCAATGAGATTATCAGCATCATTGACAAACCTGTTGCCCTGATTGATAAGCAGGTCAAGGAATATGATGACAAGCAGAAGCAGGACAAGATGGAGCAGATCAAGACATTATGGGCTGAAATGGATGTACCTGAAGGTATGACACTGGAAAGAGTTTTTGAAGATCGGATGCTGAATGTGTCCTATGGTCTTAATCATGTGAAGCAGAAAATGCTT